TTGTTCCGGCGCAGGATGGTCCCCTCAATGGTAGGCGTGGAGAAGGTGATCCCATCGCCCTTGGTCGCCAGGTTGGTGGCGGGGATGCCGAACTTCACCCGGTACAGCCAGAAGTAGCGGTAGTTCCCGTTCGCCTTTTTCGCCCGGAAGCCGATAGCCACCGGACTGCCGCCGTCCTCGCTGGCGGAGATCACCACGTGGTTGCTGTCGATGGTGGAGCCGGTGAGGACGGACGCGGCCTCCGCGCCCAGGTCATCCACGCCCAGGGTCAGTTTGCCGCTCTTGAACTCCTTCACGATTTCCGCCGCGCCATCATCCGCGTACAGCGTGGCCTCCGCCAGCTCCACGGAGAGGTCTGCGGAGATGGCCTTTGCAAGCTGGGCGGGCTTGCCGTAGGTCTCCACCCCGGCGGCAGTTTCAGTGATAGGCGCATAGAAAAGCCTGTCCAGGCCAATCGTAGCCATAGGTCATACCTCCATTTCGTAAGATTTCGCCACATCGATGGCGTAATGGAAATAGCCGGTGTCATCCTCATGAGAGATGAACCGGCGGTCTGTGATGCCGATGTCCGCAGCCAACAGGGCGCGGACGATCTGATCCTTCCGCTCCATGTAGCTGCCCCTGGCAAAGAGCGAGATGCGCACCTCCTGGACATCGTACTGGGGGCGGTTGTCCGCATGGAGGGCAAAGGAATCCGCCAGCGGGGTGAGCACGAGATACTCGTCCGGGGCAGTCCCGGTGAACACGCCGGTCTCCACAGGGATGCCGATGTCCTCCGCCAGAGCGTTCAGTTCAGCCAGAAGGCTCACAGCTTGCCTACCTCCTCATCGAACACCTGCCGCATGGCGGCAGCGCAGCTATCACGGGTAGCGGTTTTCGCTGGTTTCAGAAAGGGCTTGGGCGGCTGGCCGTGCTTGCCATACTCGATGATGTTGGCAATTTTGGCGTTGCTCCCGCCATCCGAGCGCGGCTCGGCAAAGCCCACCTTCACGTTGAGGATGCCGTCCGCGTCCTGCTTCACTTCCGAAGTACCAAGGGACTCCAGCAGTTCTCCGGTAGAGCGGGAAGGCTCCTGTGTGCCGCTGCCGATGACCGCTTGGAGGTTGGAGCGTATCTTGTCCTCCACGACTTTGCCTCCGGCTTCCAGCATCCTGGCGCATATCTCGTCCGTCTGCTTGCCCAGCTTGGTCAGCTTTCGCAGGAACTCATTGGGCAGCTTCACCGTCACTTCAGCCACTGGCGGTCACCTCCTTTGCCAGCACTTCCAGATACATCCCCCGGCCCTTCACGTCCTCCACGCTGGTGATATTGAACCGTGTATCCCCACAGCGGATAAAATGAGCAGTCGTAACAGTGAGGCCAGGGATACACCGGAATCGGAAGAGGTCGGTGGCCTCGGAGAAGGCGGCGCGGTTGGCCCACTTCTCGCTGCCGTGCCGCCCCTCTCGGTATGCCCGGAGGGAGGCCACCGCCACATCCTCCGTGGTGGCGAACCCCTCCGGGTCCTTGGTTTTCCTCGGCTCTACGATGTCGATGAAAGTGTTCATCTTCCCGAATGACATAGCTACACCTTCCTCGTCCTCACAAACTCCATATCATTCGCTTCCGCGCAAGCGCGAAATCTCATTCATTCCGTTGTTCGTCCTCTCCCCACCGAACCCGCTGCGCTGGGCTTCGGCGGGGGCCCCACTGGCTCATACGAGCCAGTTTCGGTCCAGCCGCAGCAGCAGATTGACCGTGTTCCAGACCTGCTGTGCGGCGTTGGTGTTGTCCGCGAAGAAGCCGCCGGTGGAGCCATCCCGGCTCTCGTAGAAGTGGCTGGCCAGCATGATGACCGCCTGCTCCGTGGTGGGCGGCATGGGATTTTCGCTGTAGCTGCCCTCCGGAATATGCTGGTAGCTCTCCGCATAGGCAATGGCGGCGGTGATGTACTGCATGAGCAGCACATCATCCGCATCGTGGTCCAGAATGAGATTCGCTTTGACCTTCGCCAGTAACTCCTCCATCACTTCGCCGCCTTGATGGTGAGGAGCTGGACGGCCTCCGGCAGCACCAGCTTGCCGTCCACCCGCTCCTTGGCGACAAAGCCCACCATGCCGTTCCCGGCGAACAGCTCCTTCAGCTCGGCGAAGGAGCGGGTCCCCCGGTCGCCGATGTTGTAGTAGCTGAAATCGCCGAAAGCGATGGCGGGCTTCCCGGCGGTGATGGTCGGGAAATAGGGAGAGGTGTGGATGGCGTAGCCGAACAGACGGTCCGGCTCCCCGGCCTGGTAGGAGGGCTGCCAGAGGTACTGGCCGTTGTTGTCCTTCAGCTTGCGGAGCACCGCCAGCGTCTGGTCGTTGGTGAGGAAAGCGGCGTTCTTGCGGTAGGGCCGCTTGAGGGCGTAGACCAGGTCGATGACCTCGTCCGCCGTGATGGAGGCCCCGGCGGTGGTGACGGCGGTCTGCGCCCCGCCGGTCGCCGCCAGCAGGCCCAGGGGCTTGCCGGAGCCGTCCCCATTGAGGAAGGCGTCCTCCTCGGCGTTGCCCAGCGCTTTGGCGAACTGAGCGATGATGTAGCTCTCCAGGCCAAAGGCGTTGTCGTAGAGCAGCTCCTCGGTGACCTTCACCGCCACATGGAGCTTGTGGGCATCCAGGGAAATCTGGGCGAAGGTGGCGTCCACAAAGGTGAGCGCCCCGCCCTCATCGATCCACGCGGCGGCAGGCTTGGTGGCGGCGATGTTGATCTTGTGTTCGCCGCTGGTGGTGATGCGGTGGCCCAGCCTGCGCATGATGTTCTCCTCGGTCAGCCCATCGATGAGCCGGGAGTCGTACTCCTCCGGCACCAGGTAGCCGCCGTTGGCATCGATGCCCTCCTGGAGAACGTTGCTCACCTGGCGGAAGTTGGTGCGCAGGGCGGTGAGCATGGCCTCCTTGTAGGCTTTGGAGGCCCGCCCGGTCTTAGGCTCGTCCGGGTCGGAGCCGCCCAGGGGCTTGCCGGTGAGGGGGCTGGCGGTGGGCTTGGACAGCTCGGCGTCCAGCGCCTCCTGCCGCTCCAGACGGGCGATCTCCTTGCCCAGATCGGTGATGTCCTGCTCCATGCGGGTGTAGGCGGCATCGTCCTCGGCGGACAGGACGCCCTTCTCGTTGCGGTGGCTGTCCAGGAAAGCCTTCGCAGCCTCCCAAGCCTTGGCCCGCTTCTCTCTCAGTTCCAGAATGGTCATGATGTGTTCCTCCTTAAAATTTCAAAAGTTCAAGCCGCTCCATCAGCGTGTCGATGGAACGGCCTGTGGGTGTGGTATTCGGTTTTTCAATGCGACACTTGGCAGAAATCTTATCCATGAGGGAATTGACCACCGTTGCCGGGGAATACAGCATGGAGCCAGCGGGCGGGGCCTCGTCCCCGGTCTGGGCGCGGGACAGGATGCCGTCCGCAAAGCCCAACTCCACCGCCTTGTTCGAGTCCATCCAGGTCTCGCTGTCCATGAGGTGGGACAGCTTGGCGCGGGACAGGCCGCTCTTGATCTCGTAGGCGTTGATGATGGAGTCCTTCACAGCGTCCAGCATGGCGATGGCCTTCTCCATATCCCCGGCATCGCCCCAGGCGATGGTGGCGGGGTTGTGGATCATCATGGTGGACACCGGGGACATGAGGACCTTGGTGCCAGCCATGGCGATGACCGAGGCGGCGCTGGCGGCGATGCCGTCAATTTTCACGGTCACATCGTGGGGATAATCCATGAGCATATTGTAGATTTGCGCCGCCGCCACACAGTCACCGCCGGGGCTGTTGATCCAGACGGTGATGTTGCCGGAGCCGCTCATCAGCTCGTCCTTGAAAAGCTGCGGGGTCACGTCATCGTCATACCAGCTATCCTCGGCGATGGTGCCGTTGAGGAACAGCGTCCGTTCCTCCGGGGCCGTCTCCGTCGCCGCCTTCACTTTCCAGTTCCAGAATTTTTTCATCGGAATCCTCCTCTCCTGTCGTAGTGGTATCTGCAAAAGCCCCCGCGTCCTTCAGCGGGAGCATATTGCCGTTGATGAGGTACAGGTCGCCGCCCTCCTCGGCGGGGATGCGGTCGAGGTTCTCCAGCTCCCGGATGTCATTGGCGGACATCCAGCCGTTCTGACGGGCGGTGGCGTAGCCGTTCATCCGGCTCTGGTAGTCGCCCCGGAGCAGCCCCTCCAAGTTGAATTTCACAAAGTAGGTGGCCTTTTCCTCCTGGGTGAGCAGCGACCGCTGGATGGACTGCTCCCACCGGGTCACCCAGGGGTCCAGCGTGTATTTCACGAACTCCAGCGACTGCTGCTCAATATTAGAAAAGCTCGACTTTTCCAGGTCGCCCACCATGTGGGGCGGCACTCGGAAAATTCGAGCGATCTCATTGATTTGGAATTTTCGGGTTTCCAGGAATTGCGCCTGCTCCGGCGAAATGCCGATGGGCGTGTATTTCATGCCCTCCTCCAGAACGGCGATCTTGTTGGCGTTGCCGCTGCCGCCGAAGGTGGACTGCCAGCTCTCCCGGACACGCTGGGGGTCCTTGATGGTGCCGGGGTGTTCCAGGACGCCGCCCGGAGCCGCGCCGTTGGCGAAGAACTT